CAGGTTAATTCAAAATGAGGTTAAGGGCCACTTACTAATCTAGGTGGTCCTTTTTTATTAAGGAGGAAATCACTATGTATATGAAAACACTTAAATACAAAGATTTTGATGGCAACGAAAGAGAAGAAGATTTTTACTTCCATCTTTCAGAAGCAGAATTAATTGAAATGAAGTTCTCAGAGGCAGGCGGTCTCGAGAAGTTTATCGAAAGAATTGTTAAAGAAAAAGACCAGAAGAAAATGATCGAAATCTTCAAAGACATTCTCATCAAGTCATATGGTGTGAAGTCTGTAGATGGTAGAGAATTTGTTAAGAATAAAGAAGAGACTGATAAGTTTGTTTGCTCTCAGGCTTACAATGATTTGTTCATGCTCTTTGTTACAAACGATAAGGAAGCTGCAGCATTCATTAATGGTATTATGCCATCTGACATTGCAAACAAGATGAATCAAGCATAGAGGAAGAAATAAATGCTCCCAATTAAAATCAAGGAAACTGAATTGTTCGACGAAAAGAATAGTTCATTTATCAAGATTAAAGAGCAGGTTTTACATTTAGAGCATTCGTTAATCTCATTACAGAAATGGGAATCTAAATGGAAGAAACCATTCTTATCAACAATGAAAAATAGAACGGAAGAAGAAGCCTTAGATTACATCAAGTGCATGACAATCAATCCGAATGTAATCGATGAGAATGTTTATAAGGCTTTAACTGCTAATGATTTGAAAGAGATTTCAAGATATATTAACGATCCGTTTACAGCAACAACTTTTAGCGATGGAGGACAAAATCCTTCAGAGAAGAAAGAAATTATTACTGCCGAAATCATCTATTACGACATGATAGCAATGAATATTCCTCAAGAGTATCGAAAATGGCATCTTAATCAGTTACTTACTTTGATACAGGTTTGCAGCATTAAGTCTCAAACACCTAAGAAGATGAGTAAGAATCAGATTGCAAGAGAGAATGCTGCTCGAAATGCTGCAAGAAGGAAGGCTCTTAATTCAAAAGGATAGGTGACTTCAAAATGGGAGAAATGATTACTTTTAGACATAAAGGTGACTTCAAGAAGACATACAGTTTTCTAGAGAAAGCCTTAGAAGTAATTAGTGTCGGATTTTTAGACAAATACGGAAGAGAAGGCGTAGAAGCACTATCTAGGAATACTCCTAAGGATAGTGGATTAGCTGCTTCTTCTTGGTATTACAGAATCATTCGTGATGGTAAAAGAGTTTCTATCGAATGGTGTAACTCAGACATCGAGAACGGAGTTAATGTTGCTGTAATACTGCAATATGGACACGCTACAAAAAATGGTGGATGGGTAGAAGGAATCGATTATGTTAATCCTGCTATCCGTCCTATTTTTGAAAGAATAGCTGAAGAATCGTGGAAGGAGATGACTAATTCATGAGTAGAACAATTGACGAACGAGTCGTCGAAATGCGTTTTGATAACGAGAATTTTGAGAAGAATGTTAGACAAACAATGAATACTCTTGATTCGTTATCAGACAAAATCGAGGCATCTACTTCCGCTGAAAAAGTAAGCGGTATTAGCAGAGCATTTGCAAACATTGATGTTTCGCCTTTAACAAGAGGCCTAGATGCAGTTAATGTTAAATTCTCTGCTATGCAATCTGTTAGTGATACGATTATTAGAAATATTACCAACAGTGTTATCTCAGCTTCAAAAAAGATGGTAAGAGTATTAAATACTCCTATGCAGCTTATTGAATCCGGAGGTAAACGAAGAGCTCAAAATATTGAAAATGCCAAATTCCAGTTAAAAGGACTAGGCGTTGCCTGGGATGCAATTGAAGAAGATATTAGTTATGGTGTTAAAGACACGGCTTATGGTCTTGATTCAGCAGCAAAAGCAGCATCTCAGTTAGTAGCTTCACAAGTTCAATTAGGCGCTGATATGAAAGCGGCATTACGAGGTATATCTGGTGTAGCAGCAATGACTAACTCAGAATACGACGATATTGCTCATATTTTCACAACAGTAGCCGGTAATGGACGATTGATGGGTGACCAGCTTAATCAATTAGCTGGAAGAGGTTTAAATGCGGCAGCTACTTTAGCTAAGGCATTAAATACAACAGAAGCTGAAGTCCGTCTTATGACTTCAAAAGGAAAAATCGATTTCCAGACTTTCGCAAAAGCAATGGACGATGCGTTTGGACAGCATGCAAAAGATGCAAACCAGACATTCCAGGGTGCTTTATCAAATGTAAAAGCCGCATTAGCAAGAACCGGAGTTGATGTTGCATCTTCCGGATTTGAAGCATTACGACTTATATTTGTTGATTTAATTCCTGTTATTAATAAGTTTAATGAAAAGATTAAACCTTTAACAGGTACCTTATCAAAAGGTTTGTCTTATCTTTCAGATGTAGTAGTTATATTCGAAAAACGAATGAACTCTGCTCTTGATGGTAAGAAATTTGAATATTTTATAGGGAATATTTCTGCTAAGTTAAGTAGAGCTTTTGCCGAGATTACAAGAGCTATGATTCAATTCATAGATAAAGGCGGAGTTGATAATACAGTTACCGGAATTATTAATGTTTTTAAAGTTCTGAAACAGGTTTTAAGACCGATTGCAGACGCTTTTCAACAGGTATTTCCAAAACAATCAGTTCGAAATCTAGTTGATTTAACAGAGAGATTCAAAGAATTCACATACTCCTTATGGCTTACATCTGACACACAAAACACAATCAAAGATGTATTTGTTGTTTTATTCGCAGCTATAAAGCGATTTGGAGATTTATTAAAAGTAGTATATTCTACAGCAAAACCTGTAATCATAGAGCTAGGAAAGTTAGTATTAAAACTTTTAGATGCTTTTGCTAACAGTACATTTAGTACAAACATTGCAAATACAAGTAAAAGTTTTTCTCTTTTAGGAACAGTAATTGAATTCGTTTGCGACAAAGTTTCTAAATTATTAGGATTACTTAACAACATTTCGTTTAGTACTATTTCAGGAAAAATTACAGAGTTTGCAGACAAAGTAAAATCCAATCCTATTATTCAGTCTTTAATAGCCCTGTTTACATCTATTAAAGATTATATTTTAGATATAGGACATAATCTGAAACCTTTATTAGACCAAATCAAAGAAGTTTCTAAAACATTTTTTGAAGCTCTTGGAAGTATATTTGAAACATTCAATCTTTCAGACGCAGTTAATATGATTAACGCCGGTTTGTTCGGTTCTTTGATATTACAGTTTAAAGAAGTAGTTGGAACATTAAAAGGGTTAACTGGAAGCGCTTCATTTATACTTACTCAAATTAAAACTTCAATAACTACTTTGACCAGAAGTTTGAAAGTAATGGAAGCTCAATTGCAAGCTGGAGTATTATTCACACTTGCAAAAGCTATTGCGTTATTAGCAGTATCTATTTTCTTATTAGCTTCTGTAGAACCAGAAAAGATTACAAATGCTTTAGGTGCTTTAACGATTGGATTGATAGAGTTAATTAGTGCTTTTAGAGCTATGAATAGCTTTAGCGGAAGTGTACTAGAAATGATTATGGGTTCCGTAAGTGGTTTTGTACTCATCGGACAAATTAATCTATTAACAACAGCATTACTTAAATTATCTGCAGCATTGTTGATTTTAAGTTTAATTCCATTAGACAGAATGATTACAGCCTTAGCAGGTTTAGCAATCTCTATTCAGATAATGGTTAAAGCTTTGAAATCATTGGATAAAGTTGGTGGAGCTGGAGGTGCTTTTGGTTTCGATGTCTTAGCTGCCGGATTAATTATGCTGGCAATTGCGTTAAAGATTATGAGCACTATCAATCCTCAACAGATGGTTACAACACTTATCTTGTTGGGAGGAGCATTATTAGAACTCGTATTAGCACTTAACTTTATGGAAGCAGCACTTCCTGGTGCAGCAGCTTTAGCGATTGCCGCTGGAGCATTGTTATTATTAGCACCTGTACTAAGGATATTATCCGGAATGGATTTAAAAGGTGTAGGTGTTGCAGTATTAGCTTTAGGCGGTTCGTTACTTGCCTTAGCAATTGGTTTAACAGCAATGATAGCCGCAGCTCCCGGAGCAAGAGCTTTAACAATCGCATCAACCGGATTGTTAGGATTAGCTGGAGCACTAAAGTTAATGTCCGGCATCGATTCGAAGACTATCGGAAGTATATTATTACTTCTTGGTGGAGCACTTCTTGAATTAGCATTAGGTTTAACCTTAATGTTTGCAGCACTTCCTGGAGTTGTAGCTTTAAATGCAGCAGTAGGTGCTTTAGCTTTATTAGTTCCTATTCTCAAAGCTTTAGGAAACATGGATATGAATCAAATCAAAATAGCTTTAATTGCTATTGGCGGTGCATTAGCCACTATTGGTTTAGCAGGTTTATTATTAGCACCAACGATTCCATTTGTACTTGCATTAGCCGGAGCAATCGGATTACTTGCTACAAGTATATTCTTAGCAGGTTCCGGAGCTATGATGTTAGCAACAGCGTTTACTGTTATTGCTAGTATCGGTACCGCAGCATTTACTGTATTAATTAATGGACTTACCGAACTTGTAGATTTAATTCCAAGAATGGTTAAGCGTATTAGTGAAGCTGTGAAAGCATTTGCAAGAGCTGTCATCGATGCATCACCTCTTATTGCCCAGGCAATTATGGAGGTTATCAAAAACACATTAAAAGTTTTAGGTGAAGCAATTCCTATGTTTATAGAAACTATAGACATGATTATAGAGACAGTTAAAGCTAAACAAAGCATGCAAAAAATAGTCCAGTTAGGAGTAGACTTTATTTCAGCTTTATGTAAAGGAATTGCTGATTCAGCATTTACAGTTGCTGAGCAGTTCGCAGTCATGATTATTAACATGATGAAAGCATTGGAAGAAAAGTATCCTGAATTTGTACAAGCAGGATTTGACTTAATGAATTCATTAATCAATGGAATGGCTGATGGATTAGATAACAATAAAGAAAAATTAAGACAATCTATTGAAAGATTGCTTAAGTCTTTATTCGATTTCATGCTTGAAATGACAAAGATTCAGGTTCCTAGTATAGGCGATTACATTATTCAGGGATTGATTAATGGTATGGAATCTAAACACCCTATGCTTATGAGCGTTATCGATAAGGTAACCGGAGGAATTCTGAAGAGATTCAAAGAAGGCTTAGACGAACACAGCCCTTCAAAAGCTACAGAAGAAGATGGTATGTTCTTGAATGAAGGTCTTATCAATGGTCTCGAAAAAGGTAAAGGTAAAGTATTATCTACTGTTACTGAATTTGGAGCCAATGTGCTTTCTAAATTCAAGAATGCAATCTCTGGTATTCAGGGAGAATCTATCGAACCGAAAGTAGCGCCAGTTTTAGATTTCTCAAGTCTTGAAAAAGGTAATATGAAACTTCAGGATTTGTTAAACGCTAGAACACTTGACATCTCAAACGCAGTTAAGATTGGTAACACCGCAGTTCAGTCTGTAAACGAAGCCAATATTGACAATACAGAAGTAGTGAAAGCAATTGAGAAGTTAGACAACGAAATTGTAACTCTTTCTAACAAAATGACAAACCTTAGAGTTTACATGAATTCTAATGCATTAGTTGGAGAGATTGCACCAGACATGGATAGAGCTCTTGGCGGTAGAGCTGTATCTGCTAAACGAGCTACAGGCTCTCGCTCTGTTAGCTATAGTGCCGCACATGCGTAAAATTCAAAATGGGAGGTAAAAGTATGTATCATTCAATAACTTTTGGGAATAAGAATACATGGGATGCATGGCACATTGTTCCAGATAGTAGACCGGTGGTAAATACTCCTCCCGTTAAAACAAGTTATGCAAGTATTCCTGGCATGGATGGATCTCTGGATTTCACGGAGGTCCTTTCCGGCGGGGTTAAATACGATAGTCGTTCTGGGTCATGGACATTCTATGTTATGAACGATTACGGAGAAAGAAATTACGACTTCAAAGCATGGAATGAACTGTATGCTGCACTTTTACAGCATTTACATGGTCAGAAGATGCTTATCTGGATGGAAGACGATCCGGAGTATGTCTATTCCGGAAGATTCACATTGGAAAGATGGGAGTCTCCAAAAGACTATTCAAAAGTAACAATCACTTATGTCATCGACCCTTACAAATACAAGGGACATGTTGACGAAAACGGAAATGTAGTAAGAGATACCAAAAACTCTACTGCAGCATCTGATTGGAAATGGGATGACTTATTTGATTTGACAATTAAATATGGAAAATTCGAAGTGGACGGAACAAAAGCCCGTACATTTATTAACGATACTGAAAACGATATCGAACTTTGCATCAAAGTGTCAACTGAAATGACAGTGCTTTACGAAGGATTAACCTATGAATTAAAGCCGGCTTACAACAGAGAATCGGGTATTATTATTCACCCTGGAACTTCTAATGTTGCAGTATTCCAAGGAAGTGGTCATGTAACAGTTGACTATGATAAGTATGGTGAAATCTTATGATATATTCTGTTAGAATTGACGGAGTTGTTGTATATGATGAAGACGAAGGTAGAGCCCTTACAGGTGTTCAGTTAGAAGATGCTTTAAATGAAGCTGGTTCTTTGTCATTCACAATGTATCCAGGACACGATTATTATGACAAACCTAAAGTACTTACTTCCGATGTAGAAGTATATGAGAATGATGAATTAATTTGGTTTGGAAGAATAATTAAAATCGAAAAAGGACTTTACAATGAAAAGAAAATTGAATGCGAAGGAGCATTAGGATATTTTAATGACTCTATTCAAAGACCAGCTGAATACGGAGAGAAAGATGATGCTCTGTTTTCGGTTATAGATTTCTTTTCAATCCTTATTGAGAATCACAATGAGCAGGTTCCTGCAAACAGAAGATTCGAAGTAGGAGATGTCACGATTGATGAAAAGTTTGTATATAGAAAATTAAATTATGAAAATACATTATCATGTTTAACAACAATGTGTGCGAATGCCGAAGGTGGCTATTTTGTTACCAGAAAAAAGAATGGCAAGAACTACATTGATTGGGTTAAAAACATCGATAATACAAATAATCAACCAGCTCAGTATGCTCTTAACATTACAGATTTGAATCAAATCCTTGATGGAAGAGACTTTAAGACAGCAGTAATTCCTATTGGGGAAGATGAAAACGGAAACACATTAACCATAGTAGATGTGAACTATGGTGAAGATTTCATTCGTAGTGATGCTGCTGATGAGTATGGATTAATTTACGAAGTTGTTGAATTTAGTGGAATTACAAAAGCGATTGACTTGCTAGAAGCAGGAGAAAAATGGCTGAAAGAAAAACAATTTGACAATTTAAGTATTGAAGTGGATGTTGTTGATTTAGCAAATCTTGATACTGATGAAGGATATCGTCCATTTCGTATCGGACAGAAAGTTCATTGTAGTTCATCACCGAACTTAATTGATACTTACTATCCAATCGTCAAAATGGGGATAGATTTAAGCAGTGGTTCGAAAAGAATTGTTTTATCGAAAATTAAGAAGAGAACATTAACTGAGATTTACAAGGATGATAGCTCTTCTGGAGGTGGAGTAGCTAGTTCTGCTAATAGTAGTTCTGGCGGTTCATCTGGTGGCGGAGGAAGTGTTGGAGCTACTGTTTATAATGGTAAACTTACTATTAAAAGAAATGGTATAATCATCGACACATTCACTGCTAACCAAAAAGGAAATACTACAGTTGATATTGAAGTTCCTGGAAATGAGACTTCAGATATTAACTTTAATGAATTGTTTGCATAGGAGGATGAATAATGGCTGATAAGCATACAACGAAGGAGTACATCGCTCGACAGTTTAAGAATTTTAAGACTTATATCGATAAGATTTATCTTCCGACAAATAAAAAAACATTAGATGGTTTCTCTGAATCTTCAGAAGGTGGATTGTTATGGAAGAACGAACCGATTGAAGGCGGAGCTAATGATGCTATTGATGTTAATTACGATAACTCAACAAGTGGATTAGACTCTGAGAATGTTCAAGATGCTATTGATGAGCTGGACGAAACTATAGACGATAATAAGATTAATTATGAATTGGATGAATCCGGAACAGGTTTAACAATTAGTGGTCCTGGTTTTGGTGGCTCTCCAGATGGAAGCTCAACACCAATAACTAAGAATTTAATTATTAATCGATTAGGTTATACTCCAGCAGACGAAGAGAATGTATACACAAAATCAGAAGTAGACGCTTTAATACCAGAGGTTCCGGATATTTCAGGAAAAGCAGATAAAAGTGAAACTTATACAAAATCGGAAGTAGATGCTTTAATTCCAGAACTTCCGGATATTTCAGGAAAAGCAGATAAAAGTGAAACTTATACAAAATCGGAAGTAGATGCTTTAATTCCAGAAGTTCCGGATATTTCAGGAAAAGCAGATAAAAGCGATACTTATACAAAATCGGAAGTAGATGTTTTAATTCCAGAAGTTCCGGATATTTCAGGAAAAGCAGATAAAAGCGATACTTATACAAAATCGGAAGTAGATGCTTTAATACCTGATATTTCAAACAAATTAGATAATGACGGTAATGCGGATTCTTTATATATAAGCAGTTATATAGATAAGGATATAGCAGGTAATGGATCAGAAGAAAGCTCAGGTCTTTCCAATGTTGCTCTTTCGTTTTTATTTTCTAAGATTTCAGACATTATATTTGAGTTAAGAAAAACTCTTAGATCAAAATTAGAATCTACGAGCTCAATTACTAATACAACAGTTAGTTATACAGAGAGTGATATTTCTGGAGAATTTGTAAGTTCAAGCTTTGAGACTAAAACCATCAAGGCTATTATAGAAAGATTACAGGATAAGATTTTAGGCAATACTTCAGAACTAAAAAATAAAGCAGATAAGACTACTACTTACACGAAAGATGAAACAGATGAAGTTATCCGTCAGAAAACATGGGATATGGCAACGCAGACACAGCTTGTTGGCATTGAAAATGAAGTAACCGAACAGCTTGGTGTTGTAAATACATCTTTAATGCAGCAAGCAGAAAATGGATATTTAGGTAAAAATATCTGTAGTGGAATGATTGAAGGTTGCAACTTGGCTAGTGATAAAAAGCTGACAAGTGGTGGTAGTTTTAACATTCATTATGCAAAAGTAAATGCAGGAGATAAAGTTTCATATTCATTCACACAAGGACAGTACGCAGAAACATATTACAGTTTCACAGATGTTATTCCACAAGTAGGTGTAACGTGCCTTGCAGATAGAGTACAAAAAACAACTGTAAAAGTTGAAAATATCACAGTACCAAGTAATGCAAAATATATCGTTGTTAGGACTAATAGTGATGCAACTAAAATCCAAATCGAACGTGGAGAAGTTGCTACATCATACGTTCCATACGCACCATCCAATTTTGAGATTTCTGCATTAAATAGCAATTTAACCGACTTGCAGATGTTAGGTTGGGAAGTGCCTGAACAAATGAGTGTTAAAAATTCTGTTAGTGGAAATTCATACACTCAAAAAGTATTTAGAGAGAAAGCAGAAGATTTGCCATGGGCATACGCTTCAGATTATGGATATTTTTATGCAACATATAATAACAAAGCATTTGGAGAAGGAAATTTTTATATTAATGGGTATAAAACTGTACCTAATGTTGCTGCTGCTAGTCTTGGAAATATGCAAGTGAAAGGTGGTGCTAGCAATTCAAATATCTTCTTGAATAATACTTCTTATACGGATGCCAGATCACTTAAAAACTCGCTTAAAGGCAAATATATTTACTACGAAGCAAAAACACCAATCACAAAAACCATTGATGGCAACGAAGCTGTTAGTGCATTAAATGAAAGTTTAACCGACATTAAGATGTTAGGTTGGGAAGTGCCTGAAGAGTGTCCTATTCAAAATTCTTTAAGTGGTGATAAGTTTACGCAGAA